GTAATAACATCTTCTAATTCTTCCACCTGAGCCTTTAATTGAGAATATATTGATTTTCTTTTCATGATATTCTCTTTTCCTCTAACATCTGTCTCAGCCAACATAGCAACATCATCAATAAGACCAGATTGATACCATCTAAAATATTCTTCCAATAATGCCCATCTATTAACTGGTAATGTTGAGCCGGCAATTATCCTAACATCGAAGGATGCTGTTGAATAATCTTTCCATTTCCCAATAGCATCTCCCAAATCATTGTATATAGGTATGTTAATTTCCACTTGTCTATCTTCTTGTAGTGCGCTCGGTTGTACAATTCTAAATACTTTCTGAGAAGTATAAGTACTCTGAGCCATTTGCTTAAATACTCTACCTAAATGCTCTAGACCTGGTTCCACGATAGTTTCCATCCAAGCCTTAATTCTTCGTGTCCCATATTCATCAGCCGCAAGTAATCCTCTATATGTCTCATGCTGTACCCCCGTATCTCCTTGCATAGAGGAATAAATTCCCGATAAATACTCCATATCAGTTTTTCCAACCTCAGATATGGTAAAGAAGGCATTATTAAGCGGGAGGGGTTGTACTGGCGTGGGAGGGGTGAATCCAGCACGATACTTAAGTAACGCTCCAGGAGAAGAAGAATACTGTTCCCACTCATCTTCGGGAACAGACCCTTCTTCATATAACCATCTAAGGTTGGATGAAAGGTTCGCATTATGAATCATAATTTGATGAGATTTATTTATTTCTTGCTGTTTTCCCACAAGAGGAGTCACGGCACTCATAGAAAAAGGAGTACCAGTCCACGTATAGGAAAATGGTACTATAGGATATTCAGAACATGGGAGAGTATATTCGTATAAGACTGTATCTGACCCTATACTGCAACAAAGGCTAACTCTAGTCTCATAAAACTTAACAGCTTCGACAATATTATTTCTAAACTCAACAGAATCTAACATTTTTTGAAATTCTGCATCTGTAATTATATGATTTTCAATCTTAGACTGTTGTTCAGTTATACTTGACTCAATCATCTCTTGTTGCTGAGCCAATGCTTCTTCTGTCTCCTTTTGAAATTTTTCTAACTCTAATGCTGCACGCTCTTCAATCATTTCACCTGCTTCAATAGCTTGTTCTAGTTGTAATGATTTTTCTTTTAACGCTACTTCTGCCTCTTTCTGTATTTCTACCATCTGCTCTTGAGCTTCTTTTTGTATTTCAGATAGCTCTTCATCGGTGGGAGGGACATTCAAGAAAACATTTCTATAAGCAATTTTTACTTTTTGATATGTTTCGTACAAGTCTAATATTTCATCTTCCTCAGCAGTTGAAGGTTTGTAAGCTTCTCCCACCATATCATCCGGGAGAATAACATCGCTAGAACCAATATCTCTCATACTAAGAGTATTGGAAAATTCAGCACTTCCTGACGCTTTCTTGATTTTTGCTTGATGCTCTGGGAACAGTCTCATAACCTGTTCTTTTGGCATATCTTTCTTGATTATGATATAAGATGCATCTCTAAATAAGAAATCTCTACTCGTAGGGTCAACATAAACATCAAAAGGCTCAACTCTCTTAAATACAACTTCCCCCATTCCCCTATCCATATCTGGGTCAACATCAACAAGAAAATATCCTATCCCTTTAGTAAGAGCATCTTGTATAACTTGAGAATAAATAGACTTACCATTAGAGACATACCAACAATAATCAGCAATATCTGAATGAACAGCTGCTACTTCGACATCAGAACCTTCACTTCCTACAGCTTGCCATCTAGGACTATTAGCCGTAACAAAGTACTTCATCATCTCAATAACAGGAGTAATCCTATTTATAACAAAAGTCGGCATTCCTGCTTCTTCAAGAGAATGCTTCTCATTAACAGTTAGTTGTTCATTGAGATAAAACTCATAAGCTCGTTGCTGAACTCTTTGCCACTTAGCCCTATTTCCAGAGTTAGCTTTATTAAATAGATTCTTTACAATCTCAGCTTTTTTCTTTTTACTTAGTCGAGGCATTGTACTCCATATCTAGTTTCCTCATATCAGATTTTCTAGAAGGTCTAAAAGACTTTCCTTCTTCATATAAGGAATCAAGAGATTTTCTAATTGGGTGAGTTGTTTTCTTTCTAGTGTAAGTTTGCCACATAGACTTTGTTTTGCCGGTAGGTTCAGCTTCTGGTAATCCAAGTTCCTGCCTAGTGGAAAGTCTATTGGATGAAGGTCTTTGTGTCTCGTCAAATCTATTGTTACCCATTATTCTCCCACCAATTCAAAGTGAACTAAATCATCGAACTTATTGTCTTTTACTTCGGTGTCCATATCCCAGTCCCCGCCCCAGCGGAGCTTTAAGGTTGGCATCTTTTCTTCAAGCTTAGTTGCCATTCCCATTACAAACCCACTAAAGTAGTGAAATCTGTCACGGTCTTCCCAATCTACAGGGTAAGGAGCCACATCCACAGCCCTCGAAGGATTAGAATTGTGCTTTCCTTTGGGAAACCGAAGTTTGCTCCGCCCAGCGTCATATGCTTGATTTTGTTCCGCTTCACCTCTGTGTCCTTGTATAACTGTGCAATCGAAATATTTAACTACTTCCTTAAATAACTTTTGCAACCTTATATCACAAGTTGCTAATCTCTTTTTTGACCTTTTGCCAAATCTTGGCATTACGCTACCAACCAGCTCTTTGCTTTCCTTTTAGGCTTGAACCAGCCTGTTTTACCCTTCTCTTTCTTGTAGTTTGGGGGAAAAGCGTGCAGATTTGCATAATAAAGTGTTTCTATGGTGTCGTCATGAGCCATTCTTGGGCCGAATGTAAGAATTTCATGCTCTAAATCAAAGTTATTGTCCCTTAAATGTATAGTTCCCATACTAAAACGTCCACTTAAGCCACTGTAGATTCGATTTCTCTTCTGCGTGCCACCCGGTTTTTGCGGTATTACAGCAATATCGAACCTGTTTAGCCTTCTTCTTTCGTCATTTAACGCCTGGAATATAGACCGGTTCATGGCAACGTCCTCTACAGTAGCGCTGGTACAATTATACTTATCATACAGAGATATTATGTAATCAACAACACCTTTTTTACCTATTATATCTCCATTGGAAGATTTTGAACCAACTGTTGGTATGCTTCTATGACGTTCATATTCGAGTACGAATAGATTATTATCTGTGTCCACACCCACAACCATAATGACGCTGAAATCAGACTCTTTAGTATCAATATCAGTAGCAGGGTCACACCCGATAAATGTATTGATAGGTTTCTTTTCTCCGTCTTGTACGAGATAGTTAATGCCTTCTTCATGCTCATAGTATCCATTCCACTTTTTAACATCTTTTCTTCCCCACGCTGAATCTTCTTCACTCATAACTTCCATCATATATTCTTGAAAGAACTTTGATGACTGACCTGAATCTCTATAGAACTTCTTTTTCTCTTCTAACTTACTTCTAGAGAAGAAACTTGGCCAGAGGGGATTTCCTTTCTTATCTATAGCCTTGGCAGTGATTACATCCCAAGCAAAATCCTTACCCTCTTTCCTAGATATTTCATGGTTTCTGAGAAGGTTATTGATAAAACTATCAAAGTGTACAGGAGTCCCATTAACACGGAGACGACCAGTATGAGGCTCCAAAGCAGGGTAAACAACGGCAGTGACAAGGTTAGCGTTTTTAGCTCTCGCATCGTGAGTGATTGTATTTGCTTCATGTTCAAAATCGTCCAGTACTATTAAGTCATATCTCTTATGTAGCTTGGCTCCACCACGAATACCAGCAACATTACTTTTAGAGATTAGTTTACATCCATTCTTTAACTCTACATCTTCTTCAGTCCATTTTGGCCCGTGCATAGAACCAAAGTAGTATTTAATCTTTTCGTTGTTATCTAAGTGATACTTTATGTAATCCATGTTCCCGACAGCAAGTTTTTGTGTCGCTGATACCCATCCGTAGAAAAACATATCGTCAGAAGGACAGAATAAGAAGTCTTTAAGTATAGATGCCTTCGTAAGTACAGTCTTACCATGTCCTCTTGGGACTATTATTGCTAGTTGCTTTACTTCTTTATTGTCTATAGAGTCAGCAATCATGTAATGGAATGCCGGTGTCTCACTTCTTAAGAAGTCATCAGGAAGAAATAACTTACCGAATGCGATTAAGTCACTCTTCGCTAGTGACAGTATCTCTTCCGCTTCCGTTATCTTCTGGCTGTTTACGTTCATATTTATTCTCTAGGAACTTTTCAAAGTCTTCAGTTTCTTTTTTGTACTCAAGGTATTCTTGAAATTCTTGCTGTTGTAGCTGAAATACAGCCAAGAGATTATCTAGTCTATACCTGAGAGCTTTGATTGACCTAATGATGTCATGCTTGGATATTGTGTTCTTTTTCTTCATAACCCACTATCTCCGGCCTATCCATTTGTTTTATTATATCACTCATCCAGAAAAATCTTAAGGTATCCTTACTATTTCCTTTAACTATTCCTGTTGTACTTATCTCTTGGTTAATTCTTTTAAGTTCATCAATACATTCTCCTAAATTAAGACCAGATGCATCATATTTTCGGTTTGTGTATCTCATTCCTATTTCACCTATATCTAGTTCGTCCAGCATTTAATCCCGTCTTTTGTGAACTCCATAGTTACCCATCCAGTTCTCACAATAGGGTATATAGCATATCTTGCATACTGAGCATATCTAAGAAAACTTCCACCACGCACATACCATCTACGGTAGAGACTTTCTTCGTTTTTGTCCCTATCTATCTTCAATGAATCAATGGGTTTTGCGTAAAGTTGGTGATTGTGTCCTAGAAAGAAGACATCAGCTTTAGAGTATACTGAAGCTAATTTATCAAGTTCCAAGTCTCCATTCTTAGCGCCACTCTTCCCGTGACCAGAAGCTATTATCCACTCAGAGTCTCCAATCTTGACACATGAGTAGCCAGGAAATGGGAAATATGGAACATTCATGTCTTTAGCTATCATACGACTAATATCGTAGTCTAACATCATCATGCTTCTCAAATAGTCGTGATTACCACCTCTAACGAATAAGCACTTATCCATAATTGGATATATAAGACCAAGGAACTCCATATGCTGGTCATCTGGCGGTGCATATTGACCTCTTTGAGTAATCTTATAATTTGGTGGGATACATTCTAACAAATCCCCGTTACCAAACCATCTGGCATTATCGTCTTCATATATCACCTTGACGGCCTCTGAAAACTTCTTTCTATCGAAGTCTGTTGAGCCTACGTGCATATCTGTAAGACCATGAAGCCTGATGATTTCATCAGATTCAAACATATGCACTTGGCCAGGGACGACCTTCTTTTCTTCGTCAATAATGTCAGTATTTACAGGAACAGAGAAGTACCTACCACAAGCTTTGCACTTGTACTTTTGTACTAACGTATCTTTTGAGTTGTACTTTCCATCTTTGTATACATCTATCGCATTACATCTTGGGCATATCATTCCGTACTATTTACCTCTTTTGATGGTTCAAGGGAAGGTCTTCTAGCAGATTCAATTTGCTCTGGAGTGAACTCTTGGAGCATTCCAAATATCCCGACTTCTTTCTGCTTGATAGTAGTACCACCTAAAGTACCTATCGCTTTCCCCAATTCTTTCGTTGATTGCAACTGGATATTCTCATCTATGCTATTCTCAGCAAGGCATTTTAAATTATTTAATATGTACTCATGGTCAACACC